GACTTGGCTGGAAAAATGTTTTCCAAATCATGTATTTCAGTATATAAGCTGTTAGGGTCATCAGTACCTGTCAACTTAGATGGAGCTGCGAATCTAGACGACACATATGTCGGATAATCACCTTGACGTTCACATTTAATTTTAAGATTGCATCCCTCTTCGGATAAATCAAAAATCTTAGCACCGTATTCGTCTGAATCGTCCCCTTCAATGGCATCCATAATAATTTTATGAAGCTGTTTACCATATCGAAGCAGCTTAATTTTACCATTATTATCAGGTGTTGTTGGATCGCTTACGACAAATACATTAGCCAACCAACGCTCGGTACGGATAATCTTTTTGCTCTTTTCTTTCTCCTCATCCGTACCATGCTTGCTTAAAGCCATACGTGCATCCAAAATAGGATCTTTTTCGCCCCATGTGTTAGGACTTATATTGCTAAGGTACCGACCCGTAGAGAAACTTTCCCAACCAGTAGTATAGTAATGAAAAAACGTCTTAGACGGATCTTCACAATTTGGAATAAGTCGTACGGTATATGTATTACCGGGCGCTAGTTTAATAATTTCGCGGTATTTTCCCGCATTTTGGTTTTGATCTTTGTTCAACGCATTTTTAATCTGATCGAACATTGATGATGTATATGTACTCATAATATTATTGTTTTTAGTTTATCTATTGCTTTCTTTGTTATGTTTTTTGCTTTGTTAGAATTATAGTATCGTGTACGGGCAATTGCAAGCCTTTCTTCAATACCTTCTCCTAGAGCCAATTCCATCATAGACACTGTCTCTGACGTCATATGGCCAAATTTTTCAAATCCAAATAATGCATACATACTGACTTTTCGCTCACGTAAATCCATAATAAATGTACGTGTTTTACCAGTAGTGTGATCAATATAACCGTCAATAGATATATTGTTCTCTTTACAAAATTTATAGATATGCATCATTGAATCTAATATGAACTGTATATGGTAGTCGGAATCTGGAGATTCAGAGTCTCTCTGCTTGACATACATACCATATAGTTTAATCGCTTTAGGCGTTGTAAAAAATTTTATATCGTAATACTGATCTGCAGCTTCAGGATATATTATATATGGAGCTTCAAAAAAGTCAGGAATTTTTATGTTAGGAAATTTATTAAAAAATAATCCAAGCTTTTTAACGTAGCCATAATTACTATTAGATTCGAAATCATTAAAATCTTTTCGCAGCTTATATGGTTTATCTTGTTTAGATCTACTTATGCGCAAATGGGTGTTGTAAATTATCTCTTCAAGTTTACTCATTTCTTTTTAGCCGATCGCTTCTTACTCTTCTTTGCTGTTACGCCATTTTGTGCGTTTAGATACTTCTTAATATACTTACTTTTATGCAAAGTGCTATCGTATTCTAAAAAATTTTTTAATGCTGAATATTCAGTGTCAAAATCACATACTGTCATATACAGCTCCATTATTTTCTTTTCCTTTAACAGTAGCAGAAAAATATTGGCAAGATTATGCTTTTTATTGTATAAAATACATATCATTGAACAGAAACATAAAAAACGTTCTTTGAACTCATATTGTACTAGTCGCTGACTTGGATCGGCTTTTATCTCTGTTTGTTCAAATATTTTCATTTTCGTTCAGCAAACATTTTAGTAAAACTTAAAAACGTTTCAGTTATTGTACCACCGGCAGCTCCTGTATGGCCACCGCCGTTTGTAAGTCTCTTAGCCAATTCACTTAAATTAACCGGGCAGTTCTTATCTTTTCGAAAGCTGACCTTGTTAGAATTTGTATTTACAACAATACCTATATCAGCACCCGAACTTTCTATAATATGATGAGCAACATCATTAATACATTCGGTAGCCATCGTCGAAACAAATTTATAGGGGGTACCGTCTATAGGCAAATTTGCATCAAACACGGTCAGGTCTCCAATAACGCGCTGTATTTTTCGTTTATAAAAGCTAATTATATTTTTTTGTTGCTCGTTAAAACCTGCAAAGCCGTCTCTAAACTCTAGATTAAAACGCGCTAATCTGTCACCTTGATAATTCCAAAATAATGTATTGAGTTCATGAGAACCAGGTATCTTTAACTTATATGAATCATAATCATCAACCATTAACACGAGACGTTTTTGTTCAATAGTAATTTCGTCTTCTAAACTTGCTTGAAGCAATTTGTAAATTAATTTTGAACAGCTCGGTGTATGTTCAATAAATGTTGTAGCGTGTTTATACTTGTCTTTGTTTTGAACGTGAGTGTCGTGATGGTCAACAATTGTAAACTTGTCCGTATCAACAAGATGCATACACTCTTGAGAGCAATCTAAGTCTAAAATATAGACTTGATCATACTTTTTCAAATTACCATTCTTAATCCACGTCTCTAATGTCTTTTTTAGATCATTAACACGTGTTGATATATACGGGATATGGCACTTCTTAAACCACGAGAAAAGAAGATACGACATAGCACCGTCAATATCAATATCTGTAATTATAAATATATTCTTATGACGACTCACCTACACATTATATATGTCTAAATAAAGGGAAATCTACTAGTTATCCTCATCTAACATACTGAACGCTATATCAACATTATCAGCTTCTTCTGTGTTAATTATCGTATCAGCTTGAGATAAAGTTAATGTAGCATAGTCAATCGCTAACGCGGTTGTTCCAAAGTTCTGACCATAACGGTTCTTGACCATTCCCATCCGTATAACACCAAGATCTACGTCTCCTTCATCTTGCCATATGCTCATAATAACATCAGCTGTTGCAGCTAACCCAATACTTTCACTAATATTTTCGACGCCGGGATTTTGTTCGTTCATACCACCGCGGTTTATCTGCGTTGCTGTTACGAACGGACATTCAAACGAATATGACAGTGCTCTTACTTGCTCTGCCGCATGTTTAACTCGTTCATATGAGTTGTTTCCAATCGGGCAATGAAGCAGATTGATATAATCTAATACTACCATGTCAGGTTTAATGCCTTGATGGATTAGTTTTTGTAAATAACCGTTCAAATGACTAGCAGTAATTGCATTTGGTGGGAATTCTTTAATTATTAATCTTGAATCCGGGTGGGTTGTCTTGTATGCAACAATCTTTTGTTTTACTTCGTCAGGCGATGTATGCAATGTGTTGATTGGTATCTGTGTTAAACTTGTTGATAACCTCTTTGCATACATTAGCTCAGACATTTCTAGAGATACCACAACAACTGTCTTACCCTGCGACGCAACATTAGTTGCTATATTACCAAGAAAGATAGACTTACCAACATTTGTTGCACCTGCAATAAGATATAGTGATTTACCTGTTTCTAAGAAACCACCGTTTAGTTTTCTGTCTAACCATTCCCAGCGAGACGGTATATAAGATTCTTCTTTCTTTAGATCGTCGATACATAAATCAATATCAGAAAAGTAATTCAACCCTGTACCACCACCAAGATTGATAGTACAAGCTTTTGTAAATTGCTCTAAGATCTCGCTTGTATCTACTCTGCCTGACTGACATTTATCAGCAGTCTCAAGCATCGTATGATAAACAGCTTTTTGCTTTACGAAATCCTCTGTATTCTCATATAATTCCTCCTTATTGTACTTCTTATCTATATCTTCAAACGTTATAACGATCTTTCTAAACGTATCTCTTAACTCTTGAGTATCTAACTTCGCTTTTAGTTCGGTGATAGTAGGTGCAACGCTTCGTTTAAGATAAAAATCAGTAATAAGACTTACAATTGTACTAATATTCTTATTTGTAAAATATTTTGAATCTAAAACGTCAACTACTGTACCGAGATACAACTCATCAGTAAGTAAATTATAGATTATAATATTCTCAAAAAAGTCTGTATCTAATTTGCCCATTTATTAATAAAATATTTCTGTGACGCTTCAAATTGTTCATCAGCGCCTGCTAGGCCTGGGCTTTTATGTACAACCCAGATTGGCCATGTAGTTAATTTTAACTTATGCTTGTTAGCTTGCAAGCAAAAATCTATATCATAATGATGAGCTATAGCCGGTATGTCTTCGTCAAACCTAATCTCTGGTTTTAAGCTGCTAACTTTAATTGCTAAGAACAATCCATCCATAATAAGACATCTTTGCGGGGTAGGACCGAAATTAGTCATAAAAATTTGCTTATCATTACACGGATGCGCTACAGCTCCTGACCAATCTTCTTGTTTAGACATTAAATGCCATAATGCAGGTTGTTTAATTTCAGCTTGCTTCGCTCCTGCTAAACCTACAATATCATATTCCTTAAATGCTTCTTCAAGTTTATCAGACCAGCCCCAATCATCCATTTGTATATCATCATG